AAATGAGTGCTAGTTTTGGCGTGGATATTGATGAACTTACTAAAGATTCTTCAGTTGTTGTTTTTTCTTCCACGTTTAAAGATGTTAGTGGGTCTGCAAATTTTAGTCCAGACCAGCATAGAAATTATGTTGCTGCAGTAAATAGAGCAGAAGGATCTTTGCGCCAAGCGTCTAAGTTCCTTGATGTTCTCCGCGAAACTGGAACTTCGAAGTTTATGATGGCAACCTTATTTAAGCAATATTTCAATACCTTTATTAAAAGTGGTGAAGGTGTAAGAAATACTCGTGATGTTGCTCGTAATTTTGCAGGGTATTACATTAAACTTTTGGATAAGGAAATTTTATCTAAAAAGACAAAAGCAGCACAAGATAAATACTTACAAATGAAAAAAGAAGGTCTTGGTTTTATTAGTAATAATGAAAATGCCATTTATATGACAGTAGCATCTTATATTAATCTTCAAACCGCTAAAAAAATGATCATTAATCAATTGGCAAAAGTTAATACTCTGGGGACTTTTCTTCAAACTGAAGATGGGTTTAAGGTAACTGCTCCAGAGGGTTTTGTTGCTATTAAAGATGGTGCAGCATTAAAACTTGTAGATAGATTGGAATTTAGTAGGGCAAACTTCACTATTGCTAAAAATTGGGATAAAGGAGATACTAAGGAATGAAAAAATTTCTTACATTTTTATATGAAGCTGTTTCTAGCCAGGCAGTCCAGCAAGCAACCCGTATGGGTCTGCAAAGTGACGGGCATGGTGGGTGGTATAAGGATGGTGAGTTTGTTGCAAAGACTGTAAAAGGAAAGTTGGTATTTTATAATAAGAGACAATCTGTTGGTGGTAAAGATCCTGCACAAACTCCAAAAGAAAAAAATATCTCTGATCCAAATTTTGTAGATCCAGCACTGCAACAGCAACAAGCACCTGTAGATCCAAATGCTGCTGCTGTAGATCCAAATGCTGCTGCTGTAGATCCAAACGCTCAAATAGATCCTGCTACTGGACAACCTGTTCAGGCAGCGCCACCTCCACCACCAATTCCTGTTCCACCACCTGTAGAAAAAACAAAAGGAACTTTAACAATTGCTTTTGGTAGATTTAATCCTCCAACTGTTGGACATCAACAACTAATGGATACTGTTGCTGGTGCTGCTGGGGAAGAAGATTTTCTAATTGTTCCTTCTCGTAGTCAGGATAAGAAAAAGAATCCTCTTGATCCTGATACAAAAATTGCTTATATGCAAAAAATGTTTCCCCAATATGCTGGAAACATTGTAAATGATCCTAATACAAGAACTATTTTTGATGTTCTAAAGAAGGCACATAACGATGGTTATGCTAATGTAAGAATTGTTGGTGGATCTGATAGGGTCAAAGAATTTGATAAATTGGCAAACAACTATAATGGATCTTTATATCAATTCGATGGTATAGAAGTTATTTCTGCTGGAGATAGAGATCCTGATTCTGAAGGAATTGAAGGAATGTCTGCATCTCGATTAAGACTCGCTGCAGCAGAAGGTGATTTTGTAAAATTTAGAGAAGGTATTCCAGATACATTAAAAAGAAAAGAAGCACTAGAATTATTCTATAATATTAGAAATTCTATGGGAATCAAAGAGGGATGGGACGTTTGGGAGATTGCTCCTAAACTAGATTCCGAAACTCTTCGTGAAAATTATATTGTTGAGAATATTTTTAAAATTGGTAAATGGGTGGAAAACTTAAATACTGGATTAATTGGAAAAATTATTCGCAGAGGAACTAATTATCTTATCTGTGTAACTGAAGATAATATTATGTTTAAGTCTTGGATTAAAGATGTTTCTGAAGCATACACAGAAAAAAAGATGGATAGAATGATGAGAGTTCCAAGTGAAAATAAACCGAACACTCTAGTTGGAACTCCTGGATATTTTAAGTATACACTAAAGCAAACATTAGGGTCTGACATGGGTAATAATAATTTGGCGCCAGGTCAAACTCCTTATATAAAAGATTTCCTAAATAAGTATAGGAAAAAGTAAGTAATTAGCAATCTTCCAATGAGTAAGAATATTTTTGAAGAATTACCTTCCCGTAAAGGAACTGCTGCTGAGGCTCGTCCCCAACCAAAACCTGGTGGAAAAGGTAAACCAGGTATCGGTGCTTCCGACGTAGAGCAAGGTGCAGATCCTAAGGCGAAATCAGAAAAGCGTATTCGACAAGCTGTTTATGATATTCGTTATCGTGCAAGAAGAGAAGATATTACTCTTGGCCAAGCATTATCTCAATATATGCAAAACAGTAAGTTAAGTCCTCAAGAACAAGCTGCTGTTAAGGCACAACTCAAGGAAGAATATGAAATTGCTGACATGATCACTGATGCAACAACAAATGCTCTTTATCAAGTATTTGTAATGAATGAAAAAGTAACAGAAAACATTGATCCAGCACAAGAATATATTGAAGAATTAAAAGCAATTCCTGAAAGAAAATATCATGTAAGAGTTACTGATAAAAATACAGGAAAGACTTATTATAGATATGCAACTCGTGAAAAAGTTAATCAACTAAGAGCGAATTCAAACATTCGTTCAGTTGAAATGCTCGATAAAATGGACCCTACTTATGGCAAACCTCCATATGAAGGGGAAAGGAAGAAAGGTGAACAAACTGCAAGAGTAAAAGCTGGTAAAGGTCTTGATCCTGTAGGTAAAGAAGATCCTCAAGGTGATATTGATAATGATGGTATTCCAGCAAGCAGAGATAAGAACGACAAATATCTTCTAAATCGTCGTAAAAAGATTGGTGCTGCTATTGCTACTCGCAAAGAAGATTTTATTTGGTCTGAAGGTACGACAAGTGTAGAAGGTCAAAACTCAAAAAAGATTACTGGAAAGGGAGTAGATAATTATTCAACTGGTGTTGTAAAAGTATCTCCAAATGAAGATTCTGGAGTCAAAAAAGAAGAGTATTCTTCTGGATTAAAAAGATTTCATTCAGCACTTCAGTTCGAAGCAAAGATGACTTCTGCTGAAAAGAAAGAAGAAAAAAAATTAAAGAAAAAGTATGATAAGTCTGGAATGAAGTCTTCAATGAAGAAGCAATATGGTGAAGAAGGAAAAAACATTTATTTTGCAACTATTCGTAAGAAAGCGATGCAAAATGCTCATTACGAATTCGAAGATGGAACTCTTCTAGATGAAATGGGAATGCCTATTCTTGGTGTAGTTAAGAAAGATGATGAATCAAAACTCAAAAAAAATGAAGAAGGATGTGGAGATTCTAGAGAAATTCCAACCAAAGCGAATTTAATTAAGAATAAGTTTCGTGCTATGGGACTTAAAATGTCTTATGAACCAGATGGGACTACAATTTCTGAAAGAGAATTTGATGAACCAGGTGAAGAAGATTGGAGACCAGAAGTTCAGGCTCATAACAGAGCATTGGGGTATAGATCTGATGGTAGAAGACGTGGGTATCGTCGCCCAAAACCAGGAACTTCTGGTCCAGGATCTCAAGTAAAACCAGCTGATTGATAAATAGTTTTAACCACTTCCATAAGGGGGGAAAAAACAATGAACTGGAACATTTTACTCAAGGGTGGAGAAGCAGTCGTAGGATGGTTTTGGAAGAGCTGCGAAGTCAAGGGTTTCGTAGTGTATCTTCTAGAAAAGTATGCAGGCAGCACTGATAATGATGTTGATGATAAACTTGTAGAACTAGTAAGATCTGCTTTACTTAAAGGTTGCTGATGATTACTTGGTATAGTTGTTTACTATTAAATAGTGGACTGACTATATTATTTGCAATACTTTATGCTTTATCTGAATATATCGGGAGAAATCCAAATATAAAGGAAAATACTTTATATCAATTTATACATCACTTTTTAATTGCTGCAACAAGTAAAAATAAATCAAAAGGGAAGTAAACACTTCTCTTTTTTTATAAATATCAATATAAGAAATTTATAGGTAAGGAAACATGTCTCTTTGGGGCAATAAGGATTCATTATCAAATCTAACTGGTACTATTTCCATTGATCTGAACACTAACGTAGTAACGGGAAGTGGCACAACATTTATAACTG